GTATATGATGATATTTCAGATCAATTTACAGGAATAGGTCAAACATTCACTTTAAAGGTTGGTGGAGCTAATACAGTCGGATTGGGTAGTACTGGTGGTAATGGTTTATTGACAATTAGCAATATATTCCAAAGACCTACAGCAGAAAACAATCCTCGAAATAATTATGAGATTTCTGAGGATATTGTTAGTGGAGTATCAAGTGTTACATTTACTGGTATATCAAGTTCAATTGATAGTGATTTATTTATTGATGAATATGATGTTAATCAAAATGATTTACCGAGAGGTGGAATTATTGTTTCTTTAGGATCTACTCAAGGTAAGGGGTATGCACGTGCTGAAGGAGCAAAAGTATATTTAGAAAAGGATGTTAATGGTACCATCACAAATGTTGTTGGTGTTGCTACTACTGGACCGTCTAATGGTGTAACAACAGCATTTTATGACAATACAACTGGATTCTTAGAAGTTATTACTGCAGATCAGCATAATTTTGAATCTGGTATTGTAAAGCAAGTAAAATTCCACAGACTTGAATTTGCTTGTTCTGGAAGTTATGGAATTACTACTACTTTCTTCCCTTCCAATAATAATGTTGGATTGGGTAGTACAAGTCTTGAATATTCTATATTAGATACTTCTCCTGGATATTATGATCATACATTTGTGAGTGGTGTTAATGGGGGATGTGTTGCAAGTAATGGTAATACTAATACATATACCGCTAAACCTGGTACAACTTATAATCCTGCAACTGGAGAATTAGTATTGCAATTTAGTGGTGTTCATGGTTTAACAACAGTTAATAAATTGACAATTAATGATGGAGCAGTTACATTTACATGTGATAGAGATTCTTATGCCACAGAACATTCATATCCAAGACCTACTGATCCTGCATCAGGACAAGCACTTACAATTACTGCAGTAACTAATACAACTGTTACAGTTAATGTTGGTAAGTCACAAACACAAAATAGATTTACCACTAATGTTGGAACTAGTACCATTCCTCATAGTTATGTTGGTGGTGGATCTGTTATGCCTTGGTATGGTGATGCTACATTTGGATCTGGATATCATGGAAATGTATCGGTTGCTGTAACAGATATTCCATATATTCATAAATTTGTGAGTGCAGCATCAACTACATTATATAAAACTAACTATGCAGGAACAGCATATACGGCGACAAGTGCATCATACAATCCTGGTAGTGGTTATTTAACTTTAAATATTCCTTCTCATGGATTAACTACTTCTGATAATGTAGGCATTAGAACAGGTTCTCTAGTCTTTACTTGTTCGAAAGATGATTATCAATCTCTTCATCCTTATCCAAGGGCCACTGACCCTGTAGGAGGAGAGATTATCGGAATTACTACTACAACTACAAATACTATTACATTGGATGTTGGTTCTAGTGTAGGTTCTGGTGCTCAGATTAATACTGTAGTAGGTGCTGGTGGGACTCTAGCGTTTACTCTTGTTGGAGGTGGTAAAACTTATAATGATCCACAATTAGTGATTCCTGACGTGTCTTATAGCAATCTTAGTGTCACGGGTGTATCTAGATTAGGTATAGGTGAAACTACTGATACTGGAGTTGGATTATTAGTAGATGTTGAAGTTGGTCCATTAACAATAACATCTACAGACCATACATTTGTAGAAGCAGATGCAGGTGCAGTACAGAGAATAAACCCATCTTTATCTGCTTTACAACCGAGTGGAGCAACTTATATTCCTTCAACAGGTGTTCTTACATTAACATTTGGTTCTAATCATAATTTGATAGATGGTAACACTATTAGACTTGTGGATAATTCATTAACATTTACATGTGCGAAGGATAATTATGCTACTGAACATACTTATCCAAGAGCAACTGATCCAATTGCTGGTGTAACAACTGGAATTGGAAATACAACTCTTACTGCTTTTGATATTAATGTTGGCCAAACATCATTCACAGGAATTAGTACTTTATCTGGAGTTACTAAATGGCAAATTGCCAGAAATGGATATGCATTTAAAAAAGGTGATGTATTTAAACCTGTAGGTTTGGTTACAGATGCAAATCTAACATCTCCAGTATCTGAATTTGAATTAACAGTTTTAGATACTTATACAGATGCTTTCTCTGCATGGCAATTTGGTCAAATGGATTATATTGATTCTATTAAAGATTTACAAGATGGTGAAAGGCGTAGATTTGAGTTAAGGTATGATAAACAACTTTTGAGTTTTGAATCGGATGTTAATTCAGAATTCCCACGTATAAATTTATCAAATACATTATTTATTGTTATAAATGGAATCATTCAAGAACCAGGTATTGCATATCTATTTGAAGGTGGTACTACATTTACATTTACTGAAGCTCCCAAACCTCATGATAATGTTGCCATATTCTTCTATCGTGGAACTTCTGGAAGTGATAGTATAATTGTAGATAATATTATACCGACTATAAAAGAAGGTGATTTTGTTCAATTAGATAAAATGTCATCTAATGATGTAAATCAACAGAAAAGAAATGTTAGTTCACTTCTTACTTCTAAGAGTATAGAAACTAATCTTTATAAAGGTGCAGGGATTAATGATGACCTCAAAACCATTAATTGGACAAAGCAAAAATCAGATAAAATAATTAATAGTGAAATTGTTTCTAAATCAAGAGATACTTTAGAACCAATGATATTCCCAACTGCTAAAGTAATTGGTAAAATATCTGAAACTGGAACTACTAATATATTTGTTGATGAAGCAACATTCTTTAATGAAGAAGGAACGGCAAATAGTAAACCACTTAGTGCAATTGTTATTGATAATAGTATTACTCCTGTTGGGGCATCTATAACTGCTATTGTATCAACTGCTGGTACTATTTCATCCCTTGATATTGTTAATGGTGGTATTGGATATAAAGTTGCTCCATCTATTGCTATTGGAATACCAACAACTGGAATATCTGTAGGTATTGGTACAACTGCACTTGCAACTTCGACTATAGATTCCAATGGAACTATTACTTCTACTCTTATAACCAATCAAGGTTTAGGGTATACACCCACTACTCCTCCACAAGTATTGGTATTATCACCCTCATTTAATAGTGAAACTATTACTAATATAGGGGTTTCTACAGGTATTTCTGGTATTATTACGGGTATTAGCACAACTACTGGTAATGGAACACCCTTGGCATTAAAGTTTAATTTATATAAAGAACCTGCTGATCAATATAATTATTCAGATTTAGCTATCAATTATCCAATTTATATTTCTAATACTCAAATTGGAACAGGAGTTACTTCAATTTATGATTCAAATGATGCAAAAGTAGGAATTGGTACAACATTTTTAGATAATATCTATAATATTTCATATACTCCTTGGAGTGAAGGTAATGTGGGAATCATTACATGTAATGTAATAGATGATAGTTCATTGGTAGGACTTACTTCTATAGGAGATAAGGCTACTGCAGTAGGAAGATTTTCTTTAGGTAGATTATCTGGATTTACTAGAGGTAGTAATCCAATTGCAATTGCTGTGACTGGAAAAACTATTAATTCTGGATTAACTACTTTTCCAACTATTCAAAGACGTGGAGTTGGTTGGAGAGATACTGGTGCATTGAACCCTTTTAAATAATGTTTAATAATAGTATTATAAATACCTAAAAACTAATTAATATGTCTGCTGTAGTAACGGATCAATTTAGAATATCTAATGCTGGCAATTTCGTAGATTCTGTAACAGATACTAATAATAATTATTATGTATTTTTGGGTCTCAGTAATCCAGTAATGCTTGATCCTACAACTGGATCACCTTCTTCCACATTAGTAGGATTTGGTAGAACTGATACATGGAATGCTAGTCCACCAAATCCTATTGACAATATAAATCATAACTGGAATAATGGAAGTACTGCTCTTTTCGGTAAAAGAATTACTGGTGGAGATATTCGAAGAGTTGTAAGAAAAGTTGATTGGAAGACGAATACTCCTTATGATATGTATAGGCAAGATTATAATATTAATAATCCTGCTCCAGTTTCTAAAACTGCAAGATTATATGATGCTAATTATTTTGTAGTAAATAGTGATTTTAATGTTTATATCTGTATAAGTAATGGTTCTTCAGGAAGTAGTAGTCAAATTCCAACATCTAAAAATGAACCAACATTTACAGATTTAGAACCAACTTCTGCTGGAGCAGGAGATGATGATTATATTTGGAAATATTTATTTACTATATCACCTAGTGATATAGTAAAATTTGATTCTACAGAATATATTGTAGTTCCTAATGATTGGGATACATCTACCAATTCTTCAATTCAAAGTGTAAGAGAATCAGGAGATTCTACTATTAATTTTAATCAAATTAAAGAAGTATACATTAACAAACCTGGATCTGGATATAGTGTAGGATCTCATTCATGTAAAATAGTAGGTGATGGAAGTGGGGGTGAAGTATCTGTAACTGTGAGTGCTGGTGGAATAATAACTAACATAGTTGTTACTGCTGGTGGAAGTAATTATACATATGGGATGGTTGATTTAGGAAATATTCAGAATGTTGGGCAAAATAACTTTGCTGAGTTAATAGTTATTATTCCACCTTCTAGAGGTCATGGATATGATATTTATAAAGAGTTGGGTGCAGAAAGAGTTTTAATATATGCAAGATTTGATGATTCCACAAAAGATTTTCCTATTGATACCAAGTTTGCACAAGTTGGTTTTATAAAAAATCCATCAACTTATACTTCCAGAGATGTACTTTATACAGGATCTGAATATTCTTCTTTGTATGCAATTAAATTTAAACCTAGTAGTACATCTCTATGGGATACTAAGATTCCAGTTATTGGATCTAAAATAACACAAAATAAGGGAGATGGTACTGTGGCTAAAGGATATGTAGCATCTTACGATAAAACAACAAGTGTTTTAAAATATTATCAAGATAGATCTTTATATTATAATCAAACAACAGGTACTCAACAGGATTATGTTGGAGTAAGTACTGAAGGAGTATTACTTCCATTTGAATCTAGTTCGGAATCTATTAATTTTAATGGTACTACAAGTCCACCTCCTACAGCGATAGATCAAACCTTTACTGGACGAACAATTACATCTGGAAGTAAACAAATAGATTTAGGAGTTTACTTCACAAATGGTCTTGCTGATCCTGAGATAAATAAAACAACTGGTGATATTCTTTATATTGATAATAGAGAAGAGATTACTAGAGATCTTAGACAAAAAGAAGACATTAAAATTATTCTGGAATTTTAAAGAAACATGGCACAAGCAAAAGATTTAAATATTAGTCCTTATTATGATGACTTTGATCCCAGTAATGATTTTTATAAGGTTTTATTTAAACCAGGATTTCCTGTTCAAGCAAGAGAATTAACTAATTCACAATCTATTTTACAAAATCAAATAGGAAAATTTGGTGAACATATATTTAGTGAAGGGTCAATGGTTATTGGTGGGGCCCCTGCTTATGATGGCAATTATCATGCAGTAAAAATTAATTCAACTCAATTTGGCATTGATGTATCATTATATACTGATCAATTAATAGGAAAAGTTTTACAAGGTCAAGTTTCTGGAGTAACTGCTTATGTAGATAATATTGTATTACCTGATGGTGGTGAAGTAGAAGATATTACATTATATGTAACGTATAGTAAAACTGGATTTGATAATTCTTTAATGAAGTTTTTAGATGGTGAAACTTTATTGGCAAAATCAAATATTGTGTATGGTAATACTACTATTGGTGCAGATACTGGAGTAGTTACCCTATTATCTAATAATGCTCTTGCAGTTGGTTCTGCAGCATTTGTTGCGGAAGGTGTTTATTTTATTAGAGGAAATTTTGTAAATGTTAGTCAACAAAATATAATTTTAGATCATTATACAAATACACCAACTTATAGAGTTGGATTAAAAGTAAATGAAACTATAGTTACTGCAAAAGATGACCCATCATTATATGATAATGCACAAGGATTTACTAATTATGCAGCACCAGGTGCTGATAGATTTAAAATTACTTTAACTCTTACTAAGAAATTAATAGATGATGAGAATGATCAAGACTTTTTTGAGATCCTGAGAGTGAAGGATGGGGTAGCTGGGGATGGGATCTCTCCTAAACCAGTCTACAGTGAAATAGCAAAAGAATTTGCTCGTAGAACTTTTGAAGAATCTGGAAATTATACATTAGATTCTTTTGATATATCTGTTGCCAATTCATTAGATAATGGACTTGGAAATAATGGATTATTTTATAGTACACAAAAAACTGAGCAGGGTAATACACCTTCTGATGATTTAATGTGTGTAAAAGTTTCTGATGGAGAAGCGTATGTTCAAGGATGGGAGGTAGATAAAACAGGATTAACGATTATTGATGTTGATAAACCAAGAGATGTTGAAAAAATTGATAGTGAGAGTGTAGACTTTCAAATGGGAAGACGTTTTGTTGTTAATAATGTCTTTGGTCAACCAGGATATAGAAAAAAGGTAAATTTATATAATGAATTTAATACTAATAATTTATCTGCTCCTTCAACTTCTGGATATGGGTTGATAGGATGGGCAAGAATGTATTCATTAAATTCAAAAAATACTACGTATACTGGTCCAAGTTCTGAGTGGGATTTGTATCTATGGGATGTTCAGATATTTACTCATTTAACTTGGAATATTGCAGTTACATCTACTGAGTTTCCTCAACATTCTTGTATTAAAGGATTGAACAGTGGAGCAACTGGTTTTATAGCAAATACTACTTCTTCTACAACTAATAATCTTTATCAAGTAAATGGAACATTTGTATTGAATGAAGAAGTTAGTGTTAATGGTGTTCCTAGTGGTGTTATAGTTAAATCCATTGATTCTCATACTGTTAAAGATGTTCTATCAGTATGGCAAGATAAAACAGTAACAGGATTAACTCAGAATTTTTCTGCAGATATATCTCTTACTGAATTTCCATTCCCAAATGGAATTACTCAAATTGATATTCAAGGTGGTACAGTAAAAAGTCCTGGTAATTTTATTACTGGTATTCAAACTGGACAGGTTATTAAATATACTAATACTAATAAATCCGATCCAACATATAATAGAATTGCTACGGTTGCTGATGATGGTAAATCCTTTACAGTTGCTGCTATTGGTGATGGTGTAACTGGTGTTTTTGATAAAGATGTTGGTGGTAATGGAATTTATAATGATGTTAAAATAGCTGCGGCAACTTTATGGTCAGGTGATAATGATGGTGGTTTATATGAAGTTTTACCTAAATCAAATATATCTTCAGTTGATTTATCATCTTCAAGTATGGTAGTCTGTGCTCAAATTAGTGGTGAGTCTATTAGTGGTGCTGCTGGAACTGTTTCTATTAATGATGTTAAAGATGGTGCTGGAGTAGCAATTTCTACTGCATTTTTTGAACCTTATGCTTTGAGTAATTACTCTATTCATTATGGAGCTACCCCTAAAATAGGATATGCCGGTACAGTTACTTCTGATAGTTTTAGTTTTCCACAATTAAATGAAGCAGGAACTGGAGGATCTTTGGTTCAATTTACAGGAGTATCTGATGATACTAATACTTTAGTTAATGTTGCTGTAAAGAAACAGGGTATTAGGAGTAAAGTAAAAAATTATGAAAGAAGTAAAATACTTTCCGTATCTCTTTCTAGAGAACAACAATCTGGATCTAATGAAAACAATACTATTAATGATGGTCTGACTTATAATAATCAAGCATATGGTTTAAGAGTTCAAGATGAAGAAATATCATTAAATGTTCCTGATGTAGTTAAAGTATTAGCAATATACGAATCTGTTAATGGGAGTCAACCTACTTTTGATACTTTATCATTTAACGCAACTGTAAATGTTTTAGAGAATGCAATAATTGGTGAAAATATTGTAGGAGAAGATACTAATGCAATTGCAAGAGTAGTAACTAATAATAGTAGTTCACCATCTACAGGGGATGTTAATAAATTAGGTATTGTTTATTTAACAAGACAAACTTTTAATACTAATGAAATTGTAAGATTTGAAGAATCTAATATTACAACTCAAATACAAGGATCTAATTTAAGTTCATCTGATGGTCAATATCAAGATATTTCAAGATTTTATACCTTAGATAAAGGTCAAAGAAATCAATTTTATGATTATTCTAGAATAGTTAGAAAGGATGATAGGATACCATCACAACAATTATTAATTGTTTATGATCATTATACAGTTCCTACAGATGATGTTGGAGATGTTTTTACTGTATTAAGTTATAATAAAGATAGGTATACTAATGATATTCCATTAATTGGACCATCAAGAATAAGAGCAACAGATACTCTTGAT